AGTCTCTGCTTTGGCTTTAAAACCTTCAGATAATGTATCTTCGTCTTTAACTAACGCATCAACATCTTCTTTAAATTTCTTTTCCATTACGTCGCCTTCAGAACCATCATCAGCTTTGACCTTCTTCTTACTGGTCTTTTTAGCTTTAGGATCATTAGCTTCTTTCTTAGACTTTCCTTCTTCTACATCGCCTTCGTCCTCATCACCTTCATCGTCCTCTTCTTCTTCATCGTCTTCCACTTTAGCTTTCGCTTCTGCTTTTTTCGCTGCTTCAAAGATGGCGTCAAGGCCCTCTTTAGACATTCCTGTCATAGAGGCTTGTATTGCTGATACTGTACGAGCTTCCGTAAGAGGTGCTTCAGGTACTTCTACCGTTGCTTCTACTTCCGTATCCTCTACGATAACCTCTGCTACATCTTCAACAATTTCGTCTTTAACTTCAGACATTATGTTTTCTCCTATAGAGATTATAGTTTAGAGAGGAAATGCTCAAAACCTGCGATCTGTTGCTCTTCCGAGAACATCTCTTTAGATTCTTTCACTTCTGTCTCACCTTCATCAATTACCTTCACAAAATGACCAGGTCTATCCTGCTCATAAGAAACTCCTTCCATAATGCCGTTAACAAACGCATTAGGGGCAGAAGGATCCTGAACAATATCAACTGTGTTTAGCATGAAATCATCAGCTACATAGTTAACACCATTCTTCATTGAAAGGCTTCCCATACCACGACTTGACACTCCTAGTTGAACGCCACCCTCAACAAGACCTTTTACAATCTGTCCCATAGGTGTATCCAAAATAAGTGCTTTTCCCATCACATTATTACCATCCCAATTAAGTTCGGTAATTCTGTGAGAAACTTTATCCAAATTAATGGAAGGCCCATCAGGGTGATTTAGCTCACCAACTGCACGGCCTGTAATTACTTGCTCGTTAACAAATTTATCAACGGCTCTTGTAAGAACTTCTCTAGTATAAATTCTACCATTCTTGTTCTTATTCTCAGCTTGCATGAAGACGCCTTCAAGTACGACATTCTTCTTGCCAGTTTTCTTATCCTCTTGGATAGAATAACCCAACTGATTCTGAGTATATTCTGTGATTAACTTCATTTATGCTCCCATTAATTTGATGAATTCTTTAACTGCTTTTTCGGCACTAGCCATATCTTTAAACTTGTCAAGCTTAACGCCATCAATATAAAGATTAAACTTGCTTGTGATAACAGCACTCACATTTTTCTTTTTTCCAAGTTTTTTTAATTCCTTGGCTACCTTTTCACCTTTCGGGAGCTTTAATTTAGCTTCGATTACTTCATTAAATGATTCCTTAAACGTCAGCATCCGCTTCTACTTCTCCTGTCTCTGTCTCCATCGCAGGTTCTTCAACTGCAGGAGCGTTATCAGATGCTCCATACATTTTAGAAGCAACTTCTTGTTTATGATTATCTAATGCGTCAATCAATTTATCATGCATAATACTATTAAAAGTATTGTTGCTTGCTTGCGCATCACCCGATTTTATATTATCAATTAATTCTCTTGTGTTCATAATCTCTCTGTTAAGTATTTATAAAAATGTTTATTTCCAGTAAACTTTATGTATACATTATGTTTATATCGCTGAATTAGACAAATCAGGATTGAAATCATCCGGTGTAACTGGATCATCTTTATTATCCTTAGCGATTTGTTTAATATCTTCATCAGTAAGTTTAAGAATATTTCTACGTACCCAGTCTTTAGACCAGAACGTGCCAATATATTCATCTAACATTTGTACCATTTCTATTCTTTCACGAAGGATTTCTGCATCCTTCAATTCAGCATAGTAGTTATCTCTAGAATACTCAACAACTATATCTTCGCGGATATTTACCCAGTCACTTGGCACAATAATCTTCTTCAGGATTAACTGCCTTTTCAGTGCTTCATAAAATAGTGTTGAGAACTTATTACGAATACGATCAATAAATTTCTGGAATTTAAGTTCGTCACGCGTAATTTCTGAAGATCGACCAACAGAAAATGCATCTGCTTCAGTCAATCTTGACATAGGTATATTTAAAGACCTATATAATTTTTGTTGGAAGTATTGAATATCTTCAATCTCACCAAGGTTTGAACCACCTGGAAGAGTATCAATCTCAGTACCACGGCCACCCTCTCTTCGAGGTAACCAAAAGTCTTCCATAATATTGCGATGAATCTTTTCATCTTTAAGATTACCTGTAGTAGGATCGTATACAACCTTATTACGATACTTATTCATCGTATTATTTAAATATTCTTCTGCTTTACCTTTAGGTAGATTACCAACGTCTATATAAAATATACGACGTTCAGGGGCTCTCGATATACGATAGATAACTAACGAGTCTTCCATCATACTTAATTGATTAATAGGTTTAAGGGCTTTATTTAAGTAGCCAATAACCTTATTGCGTTCTTCGTTTAATAGACCTGAGTTAACTTGAATAATAGAATCAGGATTAATCTTTAATCCCTCACCGCTATTTGTCATAGTATCATCTTGATACAAATAATATTCAGCAACCTCTCTTACAAGATCAGCACCAGTCTTAGGATCTTTAACCTTTTCGGTTTCTTTAATCTTACGAATCTTTGTAGGATCTATTTGTCTTAACTCTAATAAACCAGCTTCAGTTTTATTTGGATTAATAATACAATGATAGAATAAACGTCCATCAATATACCAACGTCTAAATGTATCGTATGCTGTTGCAGAGAAATTAGTTAGATTAAGAATCCTATCGAATTCTTCTTGAATAAGATCTTTAACTTTATCAGCTTGATCTAAATTATCAAGGTTTAGCTTAGCGATAACACCATTCTCATCTGTAATTGCTTCATTACATATATCTTCAATAGCCATATCCACTTCAGGATATGTAGCTACCGAACGGTATTTCATGATTAATTCTCTATCGTTTTTATACTGATCTCCGTTGAGATCCATATATTGACCAAAATATCCACCAGTTGGTGATATTTCATATGCGCCATCTTCGTTATCTGCTTGAAACGATACTGGTTTTTTGTTCTGTTCTATTTGTTTTCTTTTAAATTCAAAACCAAATAGTGATCTGCTTTCTGCCATAAAATTTTTTATTCCTTAAACACTCTTTCTTAAATATTATTTATAACACTTAAGAAAGAGTGCCTTTCGGCACTCCTTATGTTTATATCGATGATTTACGTTGTTGTATCAGACTCCCAATACTGCACTTGTAACTCAACTTCAAACTCTTCGATTACATTCTCAGAGCCATAATCAAGTTCAATAGCTCCCAAAGTTGTCGGGAAAGTTCCTCTGATATCGTACTTCTTCAGTACAGAACCATCCTTATCAAGTTGTTCAACAATCATATCAGCCATATAAGAAGTAGGATCTGTTAATCCAGTATTTCTTTTATGTTCATTAATCATGTTCATCCAATCTTCATAAGCATTACGTACTGCAAAGTCCGTATCATTTATAACAGTAATACTCCATGGATCAAATGTTCTATCACCAGCTATTTGCAACTTACGACCTCTGAATGGAACTTCAATAGGTGCAATTGTACTACCTGGTAATGAAGACATTTTACACATATATGTATAACTGCCTGGATTTTCTTTAATAACTAAAGCTGGAAAATTCATCGTGACCTGGAATAGATTAGGTCTCGCTCCGCCACCTCTTAGTTGGGCTTTCATATCATCTACGCCTAATATCGCCATGATTAATTACCTCCCGCAATTTCACTAAACTCAACACCAGTACGTGTAGCAATGAAGTTAAGTGTAATGTAGTTAATAGATCTTGCAGGCTTGACATAAATATCAGCAACAAACTTATTGCTATCAATAATATTTCCTGTGTTATTTGTAGTATCACATACGACTTTAAAGTCTGTAATACCACGTCTTCCCTGAACATCTCTTAAGAAAGGCTCAACCATGTTTCTAAATTGTGCCCTCGTAAATTCATCATTAAATTCGAATAATGATGCTTTCGATGCT